ACCCGTAGTTTTTCTTCTCAAAAGATCCGGTATTTCTTCCGACCGTCCTAGTGGAACAATTGTACAAGGAGGGGAACCTGCCCTTTGTTTTGGTGCAGCTGATCCAGGACTGTATTTCGAAGACTCAGCAGGATCTATACGTAAGATAGGTCCAAGCCACTACGGAACAACTGCGCCTAACGCTACACCTGCGGGTATTGCGGGAAACTCTGTCGGTGAACTCTGGACGGACAACTCCAGCTCAAACTATTACCTAAAAGTTTGGACGGGATCTGCTTGGCAGAAAATTGGAGGAGGCTTTGCAGATAGCTCGAATACAGCAAACTCAGCTACGAGTGCCGGAACTGCAAATAGCTGTATCCAAGCCTCCGGAGCAGTTCTTTCTTCCGGCGTGGTAAAAAGTTCGGATATAGGCGTTAGTGGATTACCAAACCCAACTTTATACGGATCCGGTGCTCTCTTTTATCAAATTCAAAGTTCCGGTTCGTTCTCCGCAGGACTTTATATTAATTTCTCTTCTAATTGGACTCTTACTTAATCCCGAAGTGTTGCCTTAAGAAACCAGGCAGATTTAAACATAGAACCAACAAGTTCGGCTAAATAATTTTCTATATCAGGCGCTTCTACTTCTTTCGCCACTCCTACTACTTCTTTCGCCATAAAGCCGCAGGCTTCTAAGTTTTTAGCGTACACCGTCAACATTTCTCTGGCATCATAGGATTTAACATGTTTAAATGATTTACACGCTGACTGTACACCTTTAGCGCACATAGGCATTAAGTAGTCCATAGAGCGGACTAATTCGCCCAAAGAATCAAACTGCCCTATATGTGCTTCGTACTGTTCTTTTAAAAATTCGTGTACTGGGAGGAAAAGCGGACCTTCAATATTTAAGTGAATTAAGTGTGATTGAAGATACAACTGATTAACGTAAGAACCTAAGGAAACGAGGTTGTTGATTAAAACATCCGCCGTGGCCTTAGGTTCCATCTCCTGCTCTTCGGTAACCGCGATGCCCACAACAGGAGCAGGCATAGAGGTCATATCAAAAGAACCGGAGTAAGTCATCTTAGAATTCGCAGACGGCGCAGGCAGCCGAAGTTTGTTCTTCCTGTTTCTCTACTTTAGCGTTAGAGGAGCTTTGGAGGTACTCTTCAAGGGCCGTTTTGTTTACACGGTATAAAGATTTTGCACCGTTGGGCTGCAGGTTAACGTAAACAGTTTTAGGCCAACCACCCGGCTGGTTCGCTTCAGACAACGCGATGCGTTTGCGAACAAACCCGGAGCTGCAGTTCAATAATTCGGCAGTTTCTGCGATAGTCAGCAGAGTCTTACCTTCCGACATTGTGTATGCGGAGAAAAAAGTAACGGATGTATATTAGCTCTATTTGTTTGGTGCGCGGCTCAAACTTTTGGATTAAAGACGGCTTTAATATTTCGGTGAGCTAGTATTAAGTTACGACACTTTCAGGACGATGACGATTCGGTTAGCAGGGGAGGTTTTTAAAGGGTACAACCAACCGAAACGAGACGTGCAGAGCGGTAAAGAGTATTCCGTGGCAGCTAAGGAAAATGGCGAAGTTAAGTTAGTCAGATTTGGGGACCCAAATATGGAAAACCGTAGCGATGACCCTAAACGACGCGCTGCGTTTAGGTCTAGACATAGTTGTGATGAAAAGAAGAGTAAATTAACACCAGGCTATTGGAGCTGCAAAAATTGGTGAGTAGAAAGTTAAAGAAGATCTATGGGTACAACTTTTCTGCTTTTATTCGAGTAGAGCTAGACTTTAATTAGTTGGCTCAGTACCATGGCTTCACGTAAGTCCGATGAGTCTCAGAATATTCACTGCGGTTTGACACTGGAGGATGAATTTGTCCTTACGCGGATTAGGACAAAAGCGCACTCACTAAAAGATAAAGAAAGAGATCAATATCTTTGGACTACAGTTTTTAGGTTAATTTGTCGAGAGCGAGCTTACAAAACAGTTATGAACGAAGTTGGGATAGCTATGGACACAAATATGAATCTTTTTGACGACGACGAACCCGCCGTCGAAGTTTGAGTTAATCCGAGCAGAAGTATAATATAACGAGAATCAATAACGTTAATGAACGAGGTAGACTTTTTAGAACAATTTAGAGTAACACCAGAAGGACAACGTTTATTAAAAACTATACAATACGCTGAAGGTACGCTTGGTTCCGATCCCTACCGCGTAATGTTCGGTGGCGGGCGTTTTAATGATCTTACTAAACACCCCGATACAGTTATCAAAAAAGGGGGGTATAGAAGTGCTGCAGCAGGAGCATATCAGTTTATGCCGGATACATATCAGGGATATGCCTCTCGTTTAGGGCTCTCTGATTTTGGTCCGCGATCTCAAGATATTGCAGCCTTAGCTTTAGCCAGGGAAAAGTTAAAACCCATCGGCGGTTTAGCCGCTCTACAGAAAGAAGGGTTCAGTCCACGGGTGTCTGCAGCTTTAGCCCCCGCGTGGGCCTCGTTTCCGACTCTTGAGGGAAGGAGTTATTACGGCCAACCTGTAAAGAATCTAAGCGAACTTCAACGGTTTTATGGGTCTGCTCCTGTCGAACAACTGGGTATCGACGGCGGTCTTTCTGCTTCGCAAAGTGCCCCTTCAGCTCCTGTAAGTCCTGTATCGTTACCTAGGTTTGATATTAATCAAGGTCTTATAAATGAGTATAAAAATATTCTTAGTCCTTTAACTCAAGAACAAAGCACAGACGCTACAGAGACATATAGCCAACTTGCAAATGCTTTAGAGGAAACAGGATTAGAACAAAACAATCAAGAGTTAATCGACGCTGCAGAGGAATACCGTAGACAAGCTCGTTCTGCGTCACTTGAAGAACCTCAGGTGGATCCCGTATCCTCTGTATCGTCTCTAATAAAAACTATTGTAAAAGGCAATCAGTATAACGAACAAATTGCTGCTTTAGAACAACAAATAAACCAATCTTTAGGTGTTTCTGCTGTTGGACAGAATCAAGGACAACCCATTACCGATGTGAGAAGTACTTCTCTTAAGGGAGTGCAAATAACGGATCCAACGGACAAAGAAGGTTTTGATTTTGTGATCGAAGGCGGGAAACGAGGGGCACCATTTTCGGCACCGTTTACCGCCGAGGTCCTAAAAGTTGTACAGGATCCGCGTGAGTTTAACCTAGAAAAAAACCCCAACGCCCCGCGTGGGTATGGTAATCGCGTTGAATTACGCGTTACGGATCCTTCCACGGGCAAAAAACACGATTTGTTGATTGCTCATTTCGATAAAGTAAACCCCAACTTAAAACCGGGACAACTTGTTCAACCAGGAACTTTTATAGGAACGCAAGGACGTACAGGGTCAACTACGGGAGCACACATCTCTATTGATGGCTTCGATCCCGGTTCAACGACCACCAGCCCGGAAACACTACAGTTTGTTTATAAAATTCGAGATAGACTGGCTAAAGGTATTAGTCCTCTGTAGCAATGGGCTCAAAGAATCAGTCTGTAGATGTCAAATTACCTCAGTTAGAAAAAGACTATGTGAACGAGCTTATTGGGCGGGCTATGAAAGCTCAGCAAGAAGGCATCGATTATTTTGGTGGGCAGCAAGAAGATTGGCTTAAGCGCGGACTCCAAGAGCAAGACCGTTTAAGTACTCTTACAGGTAAACGTCCGACAGAAGCTATGGCTGATTATCGTAGAGAATTTGCGGATGTAACTGAAGGGGTTACTTCAAAATATGAACCCCGTTTAGCGGAAACACGTACGTTATTGTTTAAAGGAGGCTCCCCTACAGCTCCTTATGGGGATCTGAGCCGCGCTCTTGATATCCAACAAGGTAATTTTGCTGGTCGACTCAGCGAACAGGCAGGATTAGGATTCTCTCGTCTGGGTCAGGGATTTAATTACCCTATGGAGCCGATGCGCCAAGCCGCTACTCAAGGAGCCTTTAATCCTCTTCGGGATACATACACAATGGGGATTGCAGCTAACCCCCAAATCAGTCGTGGCGATTACTCTTCTCCTGAGTTTCGCGAGCTATCTGACATAAGCAGTGATCGCCGCCGAATCACGAATTTAAATGTCTGATCAAATCCGGGAATCGAAACACGAACGCAAAGTGAGCTTCCACGCGGAGGCTCCTTTCGCCAAACACGATTACCGCTACAGAAGTAGAGACGTTATTCGATTAGCCGGTCAAGTCTGGGCTGAAAGTTCTGACGAAAGACAGAACAGATTAAGGAAAGAAAGACTCTTCAAAAGCATGAAGAGCACCCCCGTGGGCCTTGGTTTTGCTAATAAAGATACGTTTGGTCCCGACAATAGTTACAACACCGTAGAGTACATTAAACGTATACCCGACCCAGAGTACTAAATGAGTTAAAAAAGTCCATAATTCTCTCTTCAGTATTAAAGGGATTTGGTAAGTAAAGTACAAAACCCAGACATCGTGTGCTCTTTAATTTTGGTAGTCCTGGCGCGTCTAAGTGAAGCTCTGGATGCTTTTTTAAAATACACATAGGTAAATCAATACCTAATGTTTGGGTAACTAAAAGGGCAACCTGAGAGGAGGTTAAAAAAACTATCGCTTCTTCAAATTCGGCCTTTCTATATTTCCTTAGGCACTCTTCTAGCCACACCCGTTGGGCTGACTTTTGAAATCTCTTCCTTCTGGTAAACAGTAAATGTTCTCTCGGTTGTTCAGACGAGAGCAGCACATCTCTAGGAGGGTATAAGTACACCGTCTTTCCCTTCCATATCTGAGATAATCCGTTCTCAGCGTGGGTGAAGTATCTATTAGCGGCTATTAGGGTGTTAGCTTCTTGACTGGAAGCTGGATCTAAGGATATGTTTCCTCCGAAGAAAGCAGTAGTTACTGCTATTACGTCTGTAGGAGATACAAAATCAGTCTCTGGTAAAGGCATCGACTAACTTAGCTAATTGCTCTTCCGCAGAGTTTAATTCAATAACGTGTATGCTCATGGATTCGTTATTTACCATAACTACTATTGAGGTATCTTTTCCTTCCTCTTTATCAATTACGTTTAACAACTTATTCAGGAATTGTTTTAAGTCATCATCCATTATCTCTTCAGCTAAAGCTACATCCCCTCGGATATCGGCAACCGTCATGTAGTTACTATTTTGAGGAGTTAAGGGGTTAAAAAATAGCGCACCCAACCCTTCTGTTTTTTTAAATTCTTGATAAAGAGTTACGATATCACCAACAATCATTTTTACCGTATTTATAGCAATCCTGTTTTGTACCTCACTTTTACCGAATATAGTTTTTGCGAGTTTGTCACCAGAATCTTTAATAGCCATAATCAGTAACCTGTAAACGAAGTCCAAGCATCCGAAAGCACTTTAGCGCTATCGAACAAAAAATTACTTGTGTTGGTTTCCGAAGGATCAAGCTTGCAGTAGTGCCTCCCTTCAACAAGACCGGACGACCCTTGGGAAACGATACCTTGGTGAATAAGTTTATCTACAGCTATAGGAGGAACTCCTAACCGCGAGGAGATAACTTTTTTACTCACGAACGCCGTGGTAATTCCTCCAGTTTTAACGTTTGCCAAAACCTGTAAACTGGTGTCGATGCTTCGAAGTACATCTAGAAGTTCTTTTTCCATTTGTAAATACGGGTGAGGGCCGCCCAAGCACTTAGCGCTAAGCACTCAGGATCGCTTACGACACACCGGAAAAGGTAAAAACGATGTGTGCCCCCACGGTACTAGCTCCAGACCTTTCTTACAAGAGCTAGTAACAGTAGTTTAGCGTAATCGAAACCATACTGCATCAGAAACATTTTTTATGTCCATGTGTTTTCTGTTGTACCCTACTCTAACTGACTTAAATATGTCTGTAGACTCAAAACGAGATCTGTGATGCGCAGGATTTACACAACCAACAGTTCTGCATATCCTTTTTAATTTATAGTTTCCTATATCACCTTTATAAAATGCGTACAAAATGTTTTCTACTCTCAGCTTTTTTTTATTTATTACTACTGTTTCAATTTCACTCTTCCAGCATTCAGAGAGATCTTTATTCTGTAGAGTAAGTTGAGTAAAAAGTGCTCTCAGTTCTGGTTCTAGTTGATTTAGATCTGGTTCGTAAGGAGGATTATCTATTTCTTTAAGACAATCCTCACAAACGGTATCTGATTTTTTGTGATTCTTATTTCTAATACAGCTCATAGCAGTTCTTTGAGCTGAGCAAAAAAGTCCTCAGGGTCATCAATTAGTAACCGAATAACACGATCGAGCCTAGTTTTCTCAGTATCTTCTTTTTGATTAAGGAGCATCCAATATTTATAAGCATTAAGCATGTAAAGATGAGTTTGCTTAGCTCGTAAAGCTTGTGTCTTCCACTTTTGAAAGTCAAAATTCGAAGAGTGCCTGCTGTTCCCCGTCTGAAGTTCTAATTCGCGAACTTCAATCTGAAGCTCAATATCTTTAATAGTGTATTCAGTCGAGGAAATCTTAGCTTTGCACTCAGCCATAGACGTTGGCTCAGCGTGGTCAGAATAAATCCAAGAGGGAAGATTTTCTATGATGTATTGCTTAGCCCATAAACAAGGCTTTTGCTCACCTACGAAAGTCATAAATCCAGAGTTGATCGGATGATGTTGTTGTAACTGCCGTTTATAACATAAAGAACGTGAGCTTCAAACGAGATCTTTTTGACGACGTTGTATTTCTGTAGTTGTTTAAGATCCCGTAAAAGTCTTTGCTTTGAGAAGCCGACTTCGCTCAGAAGTTCTTTTGTCGATAACGGCTGCCGAAAGTTTAGCAGATGAAGTAGCTCTGAATGGAATTTTATACAGGCAACGACTTTCTTAAATTCGTGATCGTTCGTGCGGATAACGAACGGCTGTATTTGGCTTCTAACAACTGCTGTATTGTTTGAGGTTTGATCTTTTTGGCTAGCCATAGTAAAACATCCTGTTTCATGTCTGGGGTTAATTTTGTAGCTGTGCTTGCCGTAACCATTAAATGATACGGATTTACACAGTCTGAATCGGAGCAAGTTCTAAGAACTTTATCTTTTGTAGATAATTGAGTGTTAAAAAAAGAAGTGTACACAAACCGCATTGGTCGCATAATAACCTTACTTTTTGTATCAACTAAACGACTGAAGCATTTAGGTAGGTACAAATGCTGGTCCTTTGTGATGGTTGGGCGGTTCTGTGTCAACCATACCGCTACTTTGTCGGAGTGACTCCGTGCGTTCCTTAATTCATTCAGGCATAAGGGACACGCGTACAGACCTATAGAGGAGTGAGATCTCTCCAGATCCGAGACGTGTAAATAAAAACTGTCGTATCTCCCACATTTACACGTTAGTTGTGCTGCCTCTCCACATATCCGTACCGTGAAGGAGTCAAGGTTATAAAGTTTTCCACACAGGGGCTGGATTTCGGGCACTGGACGTGGTTCCAGCAGACCGAACACCGCTACTAGGTCTATAGAGCGCATCTACTGCTCTGGTGCTCACACAAGGATAGCATGGTCGTTGCTGTATTGGAAAAAATCTTTTTTCTTAGAGCAGTCCCTTAACCTGTTTTACCGAGTTTTTAGACAAGTTAAAAAATTTGAGCACACCGCTATTTTAAATAGCGTGGGACATACCTTTTGTATGCAGTGTAGTTTATTAAAAATAATTAAATATATTTAAATAAACCCAGTGACTTGAAATTCCGGTGCAGTAAACCGTTTCTAGCGAGAGTTTTGGGAAACAGTCTGCCAAACGAAGCAGCGTGGGACAAATGAAATTAAGGAATAATTCATAATCTGTGCTACCTTATAGACATAAAGACTCAGGTGCCCCCTAATGGCCTCTGTACCCACTAAGCTTCGGGAATTCACTGAGACTCCTGAAACCCTATTCTGGCAACGGTGCCGTCAAGAGGCTGAAAAACGCAATGTGCCTGCCTGGCTTTTAGCTGAGGAAGGTTTCCTGCATGAACCTATTGACAGAAGGGCCGAAAAAACCTAGGGTCTTCCCTGTATTGTTTTTCTTGAATTTTTAAAAATGCAGAGTCCTTGTACCGCCGAGGAGCGGAGACTTCGTTTCTGCACTATTTACGATCTTTATCTCGATGGGCTGAGTTTACGGGATATTTCCGCAAAAGTTGGTGTCTCGCATGAACGTGTTCGACAGATTCTCCGTAAAAGCTCTACTGAAGAAGAATACAAAACTATTAAGGCTGCTGCTGATCGCCGTAGATCCAGAACTTGGCAGACTTGCGAGGCTATTAATCTACTGAACGCGGGAAATAGCTGTTCAAAAGTGGCAAAAATTTTGGGTATTTCGGTTAGCTCAATTAAGCGTTTATCGGCGCAGTACAATAAAACTAAGACTAAAACCGCGTAAATTTTTTAGCTACGTCCGCTAAACTTAAGGTTACAGGGAGGTTTACGTTTTAAATGTCCGAAATAAACGTACCTTCTTGTCCGACACACGGGAGTGAACCTAGGGCTTTACACGCACATAACTTTGCAGGTATTGTCCAGGTTATTGACCAACTTATTTCAACCGTAAGCGGCGTGGGAACTACAAGCTACTCCCGGTGTCCTTACGGATACCCCTGGAACTTTGAGGGTGTTGTCCGCGCCCTAGAGGACTTAAACACCAGTATCAGCGGGATAACTGCTGGAGGGGGAGGTACAACTAATATTCAGGCTGGTTCTGGTATTTATTTCTCGTCTAGCGGTACAGCCACTGTTATAAACGCAACAATAACCTCATCTTCTGGTCTTCTTTACACTGCAGGTTCTGGTTTGTACCTTGTTGGAGGTACGCAGTTTAACGTTAACTATGATCAAGTATTTCAAGGATCTGTATCGGGGCATGTCCTTGGCCAGGGTTCTAATACCGCTCTTTACAGCGGCAATGCAGTCATTATTAGCGGAACTGATACTCAGGGTGGAGGATCTGCCGTTGTTGTATCTGGCGCTCCAGGTAATTCCTATACCGCTGGCGCCCTGTGGTACGACACAAACCAAGGCAGATTATTCGTATACGCAAGTGGAAACGGTGTAACGTCCCCTGATTGGTATCAGACTAACGCCGAAGCTCTTGCTTACAAGAGTGAACTTCCACCTTCCGGATCGAGTACCGGAGCACCTGCCCGAGACGGCTCGCTTTGGTTCAACAGCTTGCTCGGTTCGCTGTTCGTTTACGACGCGACCACAAGTGGATGGTACGAAACAGGCCCCAGCCGTGGGATTAGTTACAGTCCTGCCGCTCCTGCCCCAAGCACTGACGGTGCTGTTTGGGTTGATTCAGATACAACTCAAATTCGTGTCTGGAACGGTTCATCTTGGGCCAACATTAATGTTGATGGAGGTGTCTACTAATGGCTAACTTACAGCTCTGCAAACGGACAGCATCTGGCGTTGTTCAAGGTGATCCATTAATTGGACAACTTGTTCTTGATACTGTTTCTGGTTATTTATATACAACTCGGGGTGACGGCGCTCTTGTTTTAATCAATAACGGTGTTCCGGGGCCTATTGGGCCCAGCGGCGTTGCCGGATCCAACGGCATTGCCGGACCCAGTGGCGTTGCCGGACCCAGTGGCGTTGCCGGACCTAGTGGTGTTGCCGGACCCAGTGGCGTTGCCGGACCTAGTGGTGTACAAGGCCCCGCGTTTACTGGCGGAACTTTAACTAGTAGTTTAACGTTAGCCACCGGCACTGCCTCTATTGCTCCGTTATCCCTGCAATCCGGCACCAACTTGACCACCGCGACGGCTGGCGCGGTTGAATACGACGGCAAGGTGATTTACAGCACGCCTGCAGGGCGTGGCGTATCACCGTCAATGATGTTTTATCGAGTAAATAGCAACATTGTTGGCCTAAACTCAACACTAAACCAAGCCATATTTGGCGTCGGTGTTGACCTTGTTGCAAACACAGTTTACGCTTTTGATGGTTTTGTTTATCTCTCCAAAACAGCGGGAACAACTTCGCACTCGCTACAAATAACCTTTTTAAGTACAGCCACATACAATAATTCTTTTGTTTTTATGGATTGCACGGGCTCTGGTGCAGGTGTAAGTACAAACTGGGGGACGCTAGGCACTACATTCACCGTGCAAAGCAATATCACAAGTGCAAGTTCAGCTACTATTGTGCGAATAACTGGAAATGTAAGCGTTAGCGTAGGTGGAAAATTAACCCCTCGGTACAACTGTACTGTTGCTCCTGGTGGGGCTTATTCAACAGTTATTGGAAGTTATTTTTCTATATGGCCCCTTGGTGCTGCTGGCGCCAACACCTCAGTGGGACCGTGGACATAATCTAATTTAACTGTTTTAGTTAGGCGGTTAACCAAGTTGCTTGACATTCTTTGGTTTGTCCCTAAGCTGACGGAGTTGCTTTTTCATCATGGCCAAACCCAAGTCTACTGTTGATAAAATTGAATCCAAGCCTAAGACGACTTCTATCGGACACAGCGTAAATTCGCGACCCGAACGCCGTGGCAAAAAGAAATATCGCGGACAGGGACGTTAAACTAAGTATATCGCTGTAAGAAGTATGGGGTTAGCTACGTTTCGTACTGGGGAACCTATTTCTGCTGGCGATGTTATTTTCGTCAGCAGTAGTGGTTTAGCCTATAAAGCAAGCGCAACGTATCTTCCCCAAGCTTCTTGCGTCGGTGTTTCTATTGATTCCGCCGGTAGTGGGACAGCGCAGATTCGCGTTATTACAAAAGGGGTCTATGCCTCAAGTTCTGGGATTGATCCTGGTGAATCTAGATATTTATCTATAACTCCGTCCGGTAACTCTGTTAGTTACTCTGGGTTTACACAAGAACTTGGTTTTACTTTATTAAGTGGCGCGTATCAAACTGTAATAGGACGCGGAGTTTCTACTTCTGGTGTATTTGTAGATCCGAGAAAACCAACGTTTATTCTCAATACTACCGCTCGTATTGTTCTTGAATCGAGCACTCTTTTAGCTGCGGATGCTATGCTTCAAGAGGACGGTTCTTACATCGATTTAGAAACCGCTACCCCGTAAGGAGAATGCCAAATCAAAAGATTTCTAATTTTTCTCCGATAACGGTATTAGTTAGCGGCGATTATTTTCCTGTTGTACAAGCTTCTGGTACAACTAACAAACGCGTCGGTGTAGACGTTCTAGATAATAGGTATTACTCGGTAGCTAGTGGTGTAGCTGCTCTATCTCGGGCTAACGAAGCTCTTGCCTCAGGTAACGCCGGTATTTTAAATGCTGGAATTGCTCAGGCTTCTGGTAACGCTGCCTTAGCTTCCGGTAACGCCGCTTTAGTCCTCGGGTCCTTAGCTTTAGCATCTGGAAACCTAGGTATTGCTAACGCCGCGACAGCTTTAGCTTCGGGTAATGCCGCGCTCGTTTCTGCGGCTTCCCGTTTAAGTCTTGGCGGGGGCACACTTTCTGGGGGTTTAAACGTATCTGGGGCTGTAAATGCCTCGGGTGCCATTACTGACCAAATTGGTAATGTTCGAGCCATCCCACAAACCTCTGTGGGAGCAAGCACGTATACGCTTGCTTCTGGCGACATTGGTAAGCACATTTCTATAGCTTCTGGGGTAGTTACGGTTCCTAGCGGTGTGTTTCTTGTTGGAGATGCTGTATCTATATTTAATAACTCCTCCGGTACTCAAATTGTTAGTGGACAGGCGGGCATTACTTTGCGGCAAGCGGGCACTACAAATACGGGGCAGCGTTCCATTGCAGCTTTTGGATTAACAACGGTTCTCTGTGTCAATAACACTCAGATTTTTGTTATTACAGGTGCTGGTATTAGCTGATGGGGATATTACAAGCTATCCTAGCGTCTGGCGGTTCAGCGCCACCTAGCACAGTTGAGTATCTCGTCGTTGCCGGAGGAGGAGGCGGCGGCGGACGGTACTATGCCGGCGGCGGCGGCGCTGGTGGTTATCGCACAGCTACAGGACTAGCTGTAACCGCCGGTTCACCTATTACTGTAACCGTTGGCGGTGGAGGTGCTGGCGGCTCTGGCGCTGGCGTTAAAGGCTCCAATGGTAGCGATTCAGTTTTTGGGTCTATTACGTCTTCTGGCGGTGGTGGCGGCGGTTCCTATAGCGGGAACTCTCAAGGTTCAAGTGGTGGTTCTGGCGGCGGCAACAGCGGATATAACACAGGAACAGCAGGCGCGGGAACTGTCGGACAGGGTAACAACGGCGGAAGCGGGGGATCGTACGGCGGCGGTGGCGGCGGCGGGGCAGCTCAGCAAGGAGCTAATGCTGCTGGTAACTCCACTGGCGGCGCTGGAGGAAACGGTAGTCAATCCTCAATCACCGGGACCGCGACATACTATGCCGGTGGTGGCGGCGGCGCTAACGGGCAGAACGCAGGCACCGCTGCTGTCGGGGGTTTAGGCGGTGGCGGCACGGGGTCGAGTACATCTGTTACAGGTACTGCTGGCACAGCAAACACGGGCGGCGGCGGTGGTGGAGCTAACGGTATTGACGGTCAATCCGTTGGTCGAAGTGGGGGGTCCGGTATTGTTATCATTCGGTATCCGTCAACTTTTGGTGCCCCATCAGCAACTACAGGTAGTCCTACTGAAACTGTTTCTGGTGGCTTCCGTATTTACACTTGGACAAGTAGCGGGAGTATTACGTTCTAATGGCTCACTTTGCAGAACTTGATCCCTCAAACGTTGTCTCGCGCGTAGTTGTTGTCGCAAACTCGGATTGCGTAGATGAGTTCGGTGTGGAATCTGAGCAGGTTGGGGTCGCTTTTTGTCAGTCTCTTTTTGGGATTGATACCTGCTGGAAACAAACGAGCTACAACAACAGATTTAGAAAACGTTATGCAGGCATTGGATTTACATACGACCCTGTTTTAGACGCTTTTATATCGCCTAAACCCTACCCTAGTTGGGTACTTAATTCGGGTACGGTTGATTGGGAAGCGCCTGTACCGTATCCCACTGACGGAAATAATTATCGCTGGGATGAAGATAGCTTGAGCTGGGTCCCTTTATAATTAAAGTAATTAGTACCGGTGTGTAATTGTGACTGATCGGGCGATATTTAATCGTAAATACACTGACTACACGCCCTCCAGTACTCAAGTCTGGCTTATTAATGGGGCTGGGGTTACTACGATCCCTATTCGGTCTCAAACGTTTCAGGCAGGAACAAATTTAAAACAAGGTGATACTGTATACGTAAGCGGCACGCAGGTTTTTCCTGCAACCGCAGCCAGCGGCGTGGATTCTTATAAATATAACGCTATAGGAATTACTGTAGCCTCTGCTGGTTTCTCTAGTGGTGTTGCTGTTAACTTTGACGATATTGCCGTTATAACACCGTCCAATATTATCGGTGAATCTCAGATGGTTCCCGGTCAATATTACTACCTCTCTAAGTATGCGGGGCAGATTACGCAATATGTAACTGCTTCTGGATCTGTTACAGCCTCCGGTGGATACGGCGCTTTAGTTTCTATGGGTTTGGCTTTAAGCCCGACTGAATTACAGTTGGAGATTGCTCAGCCTGTTGTCTTATACAGCTAATCGTATAATTAAGTAAAGGAGACGATTATGGCTATTCGTAAACCACTAATAATCGTCAGTGGAGTTACCTCTGAATTACCGCCTGGTGATACGGTTGAAGGCGTACAAGTAACGTTAGTAAGTAACCCTAGTGGACTCTACATTACCGGTACGAATCTAGGGTATGACGGTTCCGCAGCACGATTAGCTCAAACGGCTCTAGCTAGCGGAAATGCCGCTCTTTATATTTTAAATAGTGGTGTTCCTTTTATTGCTCCCGCCGCTGTTACCACTGCTAGTATTAGTGGGTTACAGGTGACTACGGCTAAGATTGCTGATGGAGCTATTACATCGGCAAAACTAGAAAGTTCTCTAGCCGCATTGCTGAACCCCAACTACTACATCGATCTTCTCTAAGTTATGTCCTACCAGAGCGATCTTGTAGCTAAGTTAAATAACGTTAACGTTACTACAGCATCAACAGACGATCTGTACGTCTTATCGAAAGCGTACTATGAAGGCCCCGTGGGCCTGTCGAATATTCCGAAGACGTTCGTCAAGGCTTTAAAAGCTCGTCTTCTTGATGCCGGCACTACATCATCCAGGGATATTGGCCTTCTACAAAAGTCAATTAATTATTTAAATTTCTCTGCTTTTCGTGTAGGCAGTACGAATCAGTTTATTGCTAATACTCCCGCTACTGTAACTCCAGCTGTTGATAATACCGATTTAGATTACCCTATATTCACTGCTGTTTACGCTCCTCGTCTTCCTGATGGTTGGTTATTAGAAACGTCTAATAACCCTGCTACGGCTACCGTTATGGGTAATACCATACGGCTGTCTCGGTATAGCGCTGGTCATTTTTCTGCTTTTTATAACCCGTATAAACAGCAAGAAGAGTTTCCCTTTCAGCTGGGGGATAAATTATCTATTTCGTTTAATGGCATAAGGGCTGCTGTTGGCGCAGATAATACCACCGCTTATCGCGGTCGCTATGCTACAAACGGACCTAATCCAAACACAGCTGATAATTTATTTACTGTTTTAGCTAGGTCTTCTAATGCTGGTACATTTGATGAAGTTAATCAATTAGGTTTTGAGTGGATTGTTGTTGAAGATGTTATTCGTACTTCACAAACAGATGAAGCCTCGTATGCTTACGCTGTAGTTGTTAAGAACTTTTTACAGGATTACTCAGCTTATTTTACAAAATTCGGTATTCCAAAACTTTTCCGTGTACGCATGTGGGGCGCTGGCGGCGGTGGAGGAGGGAATCAGACATCTTACGGAGGTTCTCCGGGCGGCGGAGGAGCGTACACAGAAGCTTATGTCACATACGGTGATATCTTAAAAGATCCTTGGGTTTGTGCCGGTGCTGGCGGATGCCCTGCTAATAGCAGCGTCGATGCTCTTTCCCGGTCTGGCGATGGACAAGCATCTCGTTTCGCTGGAGTCTTTGCCCCTGGCGGACTAGGCGGGAAATCAACCGATCTCACCAATTCTGGTTACGGAGGCCGCGCAGTTGCCCTCTCAGATAAAGTACTGTTTTCAGCTTCTGGCGGCGGTAATCGTCTCTCAAATACTTCTACCTATCTTGGTGGGGGCTCTGCCGGCGGTCCTTGGGGTAACGGTTTCCGTGGCGGAGAGGGCAGTAACACTAATGATGGTGTTGGCGCAGGCATTGCCGGTAGTGGTCTAGGCAACGGAGTCGGAGGTAGCGGTAACGTTAATACCAGCGGGTGGTTTACCCCAGTTCTCAGCGGGTGGGTAGGAGATACGACTATTAGTGGGGCTCTCGGTGGACGAGGTTGTGGAGGCACTGCCGTCGCAGGTTACGCATCTGGCGGATTTTTTGGGGGAGGTGCAGCTTCTACCCTTACCGGATATAATTCCGAGTTTTTAAATCCAGGGTACGGAACCTTTGGCGGCGGTGGATGCGGAGGGATTGCAGGAAACCCCGGCGGAGGGTTCGGCGGAAACGGTGTTGTGATTATCGAGTGGTTCTGATATGTCTCTCTCTATTCGCGATACTCAAGCCTTTACAAATGTCCCTAATAGTAGGGATATTGCGAATTTAGCGTCGCTATCTGAAACGGAGCGTCTTATCGTTCGTTCCCCTGAGCTGCAAAACGGGGCTCAAGCGGTAACGACTCCGTCGATCGGGGTTGAATCCAACGACATTCTCCTTGATTCCATCCAGTCTGGATCTAAAGGAGCCACAACCCTTTATTTTCCGTATAGACCGGATCTTTACTTAACGCACAGATTACTCTTTCTTGGGTGCCTTTTCGGCACTGCTTCTTCCATAGGGATTAATTTTAGTGATATTTCCTCTAACTATCAACATGCTCGCGGATTATGGAACGGAACCACGAGCGCCGAAACTCAAGCTGATGCTACAACGACTACGCCTCTATTAGCTAGTGCAGTAGCCGCTTCTAGGTACTGGAATGGTTATTTAGATATTAGAACTAAGCAATATCAAAATGTAAGCAGTCCTACAGGCGCCCCTATTGCAGGAGAGTATCCGCAATGGAGTTACCAGCATTTTGGCGAGAGGCACGGCCATGCGTGGGGATATATGACATCAGGGACACCCTCTTTCATTAAAATAACATGTACATACGCCATTACCGCCGGTAACATTCTCTTGTACGGCACGCCGATTAACGGACAAAAGAGCGTGGCGCTGCCTAGGAGTTCTTGATTATGGCCGGCAAACTTGTAAACGGTGTATTTATCCCTTACACACCTGAGGAACAGATTAAATACGAAGAAGCGCTTGTCGAGCACGACAAGTTTATAAATGATCTTGCTTGGTATGAGTTGCGCCGCAAGCGTAATTTTTTACTAACCTCCTCCGATTGGGTTGTTACCCGATCATTGGAAGATGGGCAACCTGTTCCTACAGATGTTGTTAATTTCCGCGAGGCCCTACGAGTAATTACCGTGGGCCTCGATGATCCGACCAAAGTCGTTTGGCCCCTTATTCCAGAGATTGTCGCTAAATCTATCTTGGAAGAGCCGGAGCCTAAGGTAAACCCGTACTTAGCGACTATAAGTCCTTAAATAAATTAGAACAGCTTTTAGTTATCTCGTTTTTCCACACAGTCTTCCACTTGTTCCACAAGGCAGTACAGTCCTCTTGTCTTTTTAGAAACTCGCTTTCTGACATATTTTTTATTGTGTCTATACAGTTTTCCCAAGAGTCTTCAATGATAAAGGGGAGATCGTACTCTCCGTAAAATATTCCATGCCAATAAGAAGGGTAAATCTTGAACTGATTAGAGTATTTTAAAGTTACAGGAACGCACCCGGCTTCGAGCGCTTCGTAGAGTCGGAAAGAATCCATACTGTCTTGTCCTGGAGGGCATAGAGCGTATTTACTTTGTTTTAACATCTTGGTGTATTCTTGTGTTTCTAATCCATCTTTGGCATCAAAACCGCTGCAGCAATGAGTTTTATTTGGAGTCAAATCTTTGAATAGAGAAAGCATCACAGCCCTTTCTCCGTGGGGTGTACCTGCGAAACACCAAAGCGTGTCTCTTTCAACTTTTATAGAGTTTACGTAGTTTTGCAATCCTCTTTTATAGCCTAGACCAAACGTAGTTACCTTAGGGTGCTTGATTAAGGCAGGGTGTATGTAGTTTCTAAAAGACTTAATACAGTGGGGATCATGTAACCACTCACACGGGTCTATAAGATTTTCGTCACTGAGAGAAACTAAAATGTACTTTTTACCGTTGTGGCGCAGCTTATCTAAAACTTCTCTATAAGGTACAGCGTGATTACAAATCAATACTGTATTTTTGTCCGTTTTAACTTCGCTAGCGTTGAAGTAGATTTCTATCTGTCCTTCTACGCCGCTAAAAAGATAGTTAAGCCAATCTACTTCAAACATTGTCGGGTCAGAGCTTAACCACTGAACCTTTGTCACGGACACAGCACGCCTCAAACATTGCGCAGACTACTCGATATTCCCTAAAATTAGGTGTTATTGCGGGCACCTTCGTTGGAATGTAGGCATTGCGTAGCTGAGCTTTATCGAGCTGATTCCGCTAAGCTAAACGATGAAGCGTATGTGCGTCAGTCTTTAGTAAATGCTGCCGACTTAGCTGGAGCTACCTTGCTGGACATAAAGACTCATGCGTTTGAGCCACAGGGTATTACAGGGTTTGCTCTTTTAGCTGAATCGCACATTTCGATTCATACGTGGCCTGAGCACGGTTTTGCCGCTGTTGATGCTTTTACCTGCGGTTCTTCGACTAGACCAGAGGTAGCCTGTAGTTATCTCGCAGCTTGTTTTGATTCCCGAGGGCACAGTATTTCTACCATCGACCGTAGCAGCCCGTCTATTGCCTCTACCGTATGTTGACATAAGGCGATTTTGTGCTAGCGTAGGGCTTACTAAATAATTTATTTGTGTTTAAGAAACGCTATTTCTTTAACGCTGGGCTGCCTCGCAGTGGTAATACTGTATTATCGGCAATACTTAATCAGAATCCTGACGTACAGTCTTCTGCTAATAGCTTGTTATGCGACCATTTGTTTAATACTGCACTTTTATATCAATCCGAAAAGTTTCGTAATTTTCCTGACTCTAAATCACTTCACAACCTTCTCTCTAGTAGTTTTGACGCTTACTACGCTGATTGGGAATACAAGTACATTATCGACAGAGCCCCGTGGGGAACACCAGTAAACTTAAGCATACTTAAAGCTATATTTGGAGATGATTTAAAGATTATATGCCCTGTGCGCGATATTGTAGAAATTATTGCTTCGTTTATTAGGCTTGATCCTTCGCGTCTTAGACAAGAACTTCAGCAGGAAATAGCAGCCGATAGAAGATTTTATCTATCTTATAAAGACGAAAAGGAGATATTTTGTGAGCTTATTTCGGCGCCTAAGAGTCAACTTGACGTAAGCTTATTCTCTTTACATAATCTTCTTTCGCCAGAAAATAGAAAGTTCCTACATATTATTGAGTACAAAGACTTTATCACAGACCCCTTAACTTCTTTGAAAGCTATCTACGAGTTTTTAGATATACCTTATTTTAAGCATGATGTAGAAAATATAGGAATTTTTAGTGCAAACAACGTTGAGTACGATGATTCTACAGTTGCAAGCAATTTACATACTATTAGAGATTCGTTAAGTTCTCCAGAGTACTGTACTTCTGAAGTTCTTCCTCCCTATTTAATTTCTCGTTATAGTCATTCAGAGTTTTGGCGTAAATGAGCTTAATTTTATCTAAATAAAGCGTGTGTAAGTCGTAGCTAAAATAACAATAACGCCGCGCACATTTTTGTGAGCGAGTCTGACCTTGTATTTAGTCTTCAGTGCTTACAACGTCGGACTGCTCGTAAACGGTTTAGGAAAGATATTTTAGATTCTTGGGACAATATTTGTGCTTATTGCGGGTCTGATCGAGCCCACACACTTGATCACATTATCCCTAGGGCTAAAGGAGGTACTACAAAACGAGGGAATCTTTTAGCTTGTTGCCCCACTTGCAATCTCGATAAATCGGACTCAGATTGGCTGCTGTGGTTCCGGTCCCAAACTTTTTGGGACCAAGAAAGAGAGGACACAATATGGAACTGGTTAAGTTATAACCACGAGTCGAGTATCGCAGCACGGGAATATGAAGAAGCGTGCCGAGAGCCTTTGAAACTCCCAGCACGCGACGACGAAGAAGAAAACGAAAACTCAGCGTTTAGCGAGTTTTGTGACAAAGCCAGCTAAGACTTCTACAACTTTATAGTACTTAGCCAGGGCTTCGTCATCTTTTGGGGTAGGGGTCAGGTTGACAATAATAAGCGCCACCCCGTGGACAGCAAGAAGGATCTCAACCGCTGTCTGAGCTTTGTCGATTAGTTGATCCATGGTTTTTAACCCTTTATTTTTAGTCTATCTAATCCCGACGAAAATTACTTTTTATCTCTAATGACCCTCCTAAGAGTTCCTGAGCCTTAGATCCGTCTGGTTTATGCTCGATTATTGTGTATTTTTTAGGCTCTTGTTTTTCCCAATCTTCCTTTATTTTTTCTGCTTGTTCATCGACATCGCTTAAAGTTTCATTTATTTTCCATAAGATCCAGTCATGCCTACAATAGTCTAGTATTAACTTTATAATTTTATTCTTTTTTAATGAGCTAAAATGCTCTGATAAGTCTAGTACTATTTCATATGTAATAGCTAACCAGAAGTTGTAATTAGAGTTTTTCATTGATCTTACTCATAATAAGTTGATCCAGTTTATCGTTTATATGGTTTAGTCTATCCTTAATATCGCTCAGTCCTGTGTTTAAATCGTTTTTAGAGGCATAAATTATAGGGAATTCGTTTATGTCTTTCTCTACACTCTCTAATCGTCTTTTTATAGATGTGAAGCGGTCGTTTAATATGCTCTGCCGCTGCTGATGCGACCACGTAGCTATACCGAGAAGTGTTGCTACTATTGCTACGATAGCTTCGGCGCCCACGTTTACATTCCAACTAAATAGATTTTAGGGTAGTGGTGTTACTACCAAGCAAAAATTACGCTTAAAATATTGTTATCTAGCGGGCTATTTAAATGTCTCAGTTCACTAAAAACTTAGAGCTAAACAGCGTAATTAACAGTGGTCTTACCGATCCTTCGCGTCGCGAAACCTCTACCCATTTCGATCAGCGTCGCACCCTGGATGCTAGCGGCGTGGTCGTTGTTACGTCTTCTTCGCGTGAGTATGCAGCTGATGGCATTTATGGTATATCCGACTACTACCAACTAACTCTTAATGCGACTGGTATTCTCCGCGTCGATATTCGTAACCAGAATTCTTGCGGCGATGTTATTGTTTTAAATTCGGCTGGCACTGCAGTTCTTACGGCGTCACCTTCTAAATACAGCACTAGGGCTACTACTGTTTCGTCTACCACTGTTAACACCTCGGGAACTTATTACACATACATTCAATTAAAAGGGCGCAGCGGCTCAGAGTACCGCGTGGGAGTTGATGTTACTAGCGCTTGATGAAACTTTCGTCCGCTGGTCTCGATTTAATTAAACAATTCGAAGGGCTCCGGCTTGATGCTTATGAGTGTCAGGCTGGAGTCTGGACTATTGGTTATGGCCACACTGGGCCCGGCGTTAATGAAGAATCAAAAATAACTAAAAGCGAAGCTGATGAACTGTTAGTTAAAGATGTTTCTCGCTTTGAGGAAGGTGTATCTTCTAGAGTGAAGATAAGTATAAATCAGAATCAATTTGATGCCCTTGTTAGTTTTGCTTTTAATGTCGGTATTAATGCCTTTGCCGGATCTACTTTACTTCGTTTGTTAAATGACGGAAGTAGTAAAGAAATCGTAGCTTCGGAATTTATACGCTGGGTACGAGCTGATGGAAAAATTAGTGAAGGGTTAAGACTCAGGCGTGAAGCGGAAAAGGCGCTATTTTTAACCAAGACTATGAAGCAGTCCTTGGCTCATTCGATCGTCGCTCAACGGGATACATGGCTTAAACGTAGGCCGGTTCAATCCAACGCTTTGGCTGCGGAAGAAAAGCTATTTGTTCCTAAGGGATCGGCCCACGTGTGGGAGACGATTACCATGGTTCCTGGTGAGACAGACTATAAAGTTTCTCTTGAAGCCCAACCTGATAAACCCTGGTGGCTCTACCCAAACCACTGGAAGATAATCAATGACCCCAAATCTGAGCAAACTCCGCCGCCCTTTGTCCATCCGTCTAAACTTATTCTCGATATCCCTTATTTTTCTCAACGCGATAACAGTCGCGATCCTTCTAGAACTTGTTTTTCCAGTTCCTGCGCAATGATGCTTAGGGGACTTAAACCCTCAAGCATAAAAAATGATGATGAATATGTCTCCACTGTTTTTAAACACGGAGATACTACATCTGCTTCGGCTCAGATAGCTGCGTTAGCTGAGTACGGAGTCAAAGCTGAATTTAAACAAAATGGCTCGTGGTCTGACATCGACGCTCAATTAACTTTAGGCATTGCGGTTCCGATTGGAATTCTTCATAAGGGGTCTGTGAAGAACCCTGTTGGAGGAGGTCACTGGATTGTTGTTATTGGGCGTAACGAAGATAACACCGCTTATATTGTTAACGATCCCTTCGGAGATTTAGATCTTATAAACGGAGGGTATATTTCTTCTAATGGTAAAGCTAAATCTTATTCAAAGAAGAACTTAGGACCTCGCTGGTTAGTTGAGTCCAGCGCTAGCGGGTGGTTCATAAAGGGGTACAAATAATGCTCGACTGGAATAACGTTGCCTTGTGTGCGCAACGTCGCGCTGACGAAAAAACCTTTAACTGGGACGAGGAGAGCAGCCCCCTTGGCGATTTAGAAACCCGAGAAATGGCTTATAAAATGTCCTATCGAGCTAGCCTTCTTGCGGCTTGTAGGGCTGAGTTTTCTTGCTAAGGTAACGACCTACACAGTCTTCTTCATGGCTTTTGATCTGGAGCAAACACTTACCACTTGGGATACAGAGTGGGAGCAATCTAAAGCAGACTTTTTAGAGGAGTTGTATGAGCATTATTCCCCCGCTAACCACTGCTACACAGGGCTTTATAGTCAATATCAAAAAGATCTGGCAGAATTTGTTAGGGACTGGGATAGGCTTGATCCCAAAGATTTGCGATTTGGTAAGTCGTGGTTATTCCCTGTACCTACGTATGTTTAATCGAGTAACTAAGGATGGCTGATCGGGACTATCGAGAAGAGTACGACAGTTATCACGGTAGTGAAACTCAGAAAAAGCGGCGGGCTGCTCGAAACAAAGCTCGCCGTCGTTTAGAGCGGGAAGGACGCACTCATAAAGGAGACGGTAAGGATGTTGATCATAAGGACCACAATCCTATGAACAATAGTTCGAGTAATATAAGAGTACGTGACCGTTCGGCTAACAGGAGTGATCAGTAATGGCAATCTTGCCTGGGTTTGGATCTAATAAGCTTCCTGAGTACGGTCAAGGTCTCCCTACGAACCCCGGTTTGGTTCCCTTGAATCAACAACCCTTAGTCGGGTTGCGTAGGACTCAAGTTTTTGACAACGGTGCTCGGGTGTCGGCTCAGATGGAGCACGATCTTGGGGAGTACATGCGGGGTCCCGTTCCCCCCGTGGAATACGCTGAAAGCAATATAAAAAAGAGCACAGAGTTTACCGGTGTTGCTGGTTATAACCAGCGCAATATTCCGTTAAAAGATAGTCCTGATGATATGAGTCAGCTTGAGTATCTTGTAGCGAACGATAAAGCTGGTCCGAACCATCGGATGAATCTACGAAATGCTTTAAATACTACGAATCAGAATTTCTTAAACAAACCCAGTTTTTCTTCTGAGTACCCTCTTAATATGCACAATATGGTTAACAATTTAATGTACATTGCTAAAGCTAAACTGGATAAAAAGGCCAAGTAAATGAGAGACACAGACTTCCCAATCCGCATGGCCGGTCAGCGGCTGGGGCTCGAACCTTATAAACTGACTGGTATTACCCCCACCGAGTTAACGCGTCGTTTGCGTTATCAAGAAACGTTTCCCCGGACCTGATCATGCGTTTTGCTGGAAGTGCTCTTAAGACAAATCCCGCTTCCGTGGGCAAAGTCTCTAACATTATCGCGGGCCAACGCCCCGCACAGAACCCTGGCTTAGTCGAAGAGATCACTCAAGCCATCACCCCAAAGCTCCAGGAACACCAACGTGGTCAAGCATGACGGGCTCCACACGGCCCGGCTAGATTGGATTACTCCAGAGGCTGAATCTCTGGTTGCGAAGCACGCCCGTGTCTCCACCAAGGATCCCGATCGCGGAGAAGCAGTAAGACTTTTAAAGTACTGTATAAAGCACGGTCACTGGAGTGTTTTTGAACAGGTCTGTGCTTCGTTTGAAATAATTACGACTCGCGCAGTTTCTCCGCAAATTCTTCGGCATCGTAGTTTTACGTTTCAGGAAACGAGTCAGCGTTACTGCGATCCTTTAGATATTCTTGAGGTCGTTACTCCCGATGCTCCCCTGTTTGAACTGAGGGCACAGGACACGAAAAACAGGCAAAACAGTTTTTCCTTTTCTGACGACAAGGTTGAACGTGCCTTCCGGGAGCGTATTACAGATCTGTTTGAGCAGGCTCAGGAGCTGTACTCGGATATGCTTCAGGTCGGCGTGGCTAAGGAGTGTGCTCGAAATATCCTTCCCCTCTGTGTGCCAACGCGTCTCCACATGATGGGCACTTTGAGGAGTTGGATATTTTATGTAGGTTTACGCAACGCCCCTGGCACACAAAAAGAGCATCGCCAGATCGCGCGAGCTATTGGGGACGTTCTTGGCGAACAGGTTCCCACGATCTTTGAGGCTGTTGTTGAGGCGGCTTACAACGGCAACAACAGCAGTCTTGAAGGCTGGCAACACGTCTAAAGCGAAAGCCGGGCTTGATTAGGCCCGGCTCTTGTTCGCCTTCGCGCGTTTCTTAATCATAAGAGTTGATTCCAGGGGTCGGGTCTTTCTTCATTGTTTTTTAATTGTTGTGCTGCAGCTTTCACTGCGTTTTGATTTGCTTGGGCTTGGTACAACGCGGCTAGCTGTTGTTTTAAAGCAGTGTTTTCCTGGGCTACGGCGTCTGCGTTGCTTTTAGCCCACGCTTGTGCATTTGCCGTTAACTGCTGCAATACGCTGTTCGTGTGCGGGAAGTCGTATAATACACCTTTATCTGTGTTGATTACCTTCGCGTTCTGAGCTTTACTCAGTGCATCCAAGAAATTAACAATATCTTCGAGGGGTTGCGCTGAAAGAACACTCATTTGCTGTGGGTTTACGACACCTTTGTTAGTTTCGTAAAGATAACTAAAGGCAGATGCCGCTCGGAGCGCTGCGTCCCTTTTTTGTTGTTTCTTACCAGCTCTTGATTCAGTAATTGAGACGCCTGCAAGTGCCCCAGAGGCACAGGCTAGTGTCGGAGCATAGGCTGAAGGAGCCCACACCAGTGTTCCAATGGCGGTGACTGCGCCAACGCCAACAATACCTGCGATTAATTTTTCCATTTCAATCAGGAGAAGACGTGTCTTTTACAGGGTCGTGTGCTTTGAAAGCGGGGTCCCAAATTGTTGGGTTTGACGCGTATTCTATAGGTGAAGGCAGCCGCGTGTCACCGCTGGTAGACCGATCCGTCGTGGGGTCATAAGGGCGTAAACGTAGTCCTGTTACGACTGCTCGACCATTTACGAATTTTGCATCGATGCCTTGAATCTTCAAGACGTTGTTTACTGTCTCTTTAAGTCGATCTACAAAGCGAGGTTTTGCGGCGGCTTTATAACCGTTTGATTTAGCGAAGTTTGCGTACGAAGCGTAGATTTCTGAGAACGCGTTCTTGATGTAGAAACCCCTCTCCTGTTCGTCGATACTGGGTCTAAAGGCGCCCCCGCCAAGCACTGTGTGACTGTTTGGAGCATAGAGACAGCACTCTGCCAACCAAGCACAGATAGGGTTATTAAAAACTAGTGCTTCCAGATTGGTTACGTTAAGTTGCGGACAGAACTTAACAGGGTTTGCTAGCACCTCGCGCATCTCGTCGTATGTCATCGACAACGCCCACGCGGCTACACCAGGCATTTCCGGCGCGAACTCACCTTCGATTCGATCGTTGAATACACTGATGAGATTTTTTCTTTTAGAAGGAGCTACTACGTTATTCATAACGATAGTTAGACGGCGCCGTTCTAGACCACTACTGATGTCTGAGGAACTAATGTGCTCGTTACTTGCGATCGAGACAAGCAGCTCAGGTTTAAAGTTTATGACCTGAGTGCCGTATTTCCTCTCTGCTCTCAGAGTATCTGAAGCAGAAGTCAATTTCTTTAGAGTATCTAGTCGCTTACTGAATGACGCTTCGTCAGTAAGTAGGAGGAGACGTTTACCGATAAGACTATGAGCTTCAAACCTGTTAGTTTCGATGGTCTCCAAATCGCTGGTGTGGGTCCCACTAAATCCCGCCAAGGCGATCAATACCTGCTGCAGAGTTGATTTTCCGGATCCACCAGCACCAATTAGATGAAGGAATTTCTCGCCAATCGTGTACCCCGTTAATACTGCGCGGCAGAACGCTTGTATGAGGATAACTTTGTCCTGTTCAACAGCCCAGCTGAGCCATGCCAGAAACTGAGGGCAGGTTGCTTTGGGGTCGAAATCGTAGGCAAGCTTTGTTTGGAAGAAAAGATCTTTGTTATTACCTGCTTCAAATTTCTCGGTGTTGGTATCGAATACCCCGTTTTTGAAAGCAACAAGACCTCTGTTTGTTTGCCAAATAGATTTTCTTCCTCCGTCGACTGACTTAAGTAGTTTTGCTTTCAGGATATGAAATACCGAACTGACTGTCGCTGAATTGTACTTAGGGAGAACACCAGCCGTTACAAACGTATCAAGTGTTTTAACTACCCTTCTTTTAATATGTTGCTCATCGTTTATGTACCACACTCCTTCGTCTTCATCGTACGCGAAGAACTCATCTAAACTTGAGTCGAATAGAAACTTATCTCCGTAATTATTTACAATTACGTCTGCAATATCATTTTCGGAGAACTGTCTGTTCTTTGTCTGTAACTGTATAAGTTGGGCGGGTGTTCCCGGTGTGGAGTTTGTCATACTTTGTGTTTTTGTTGTTTGTTGTTGTTGAGTTGCTGTTGTAGTCAGGTCGATGTTGCCCGTGGTTAAATCTTCGAAAGTAAGAACTGAATCTACTGGCTTTGGTTTTTGAGTTTTCAAAGAGTCTTTTACCGTTTTCGGGCAGCACATATCGAACACTGCGCGGTTCGTACTCTTTACCTTTTTCCAAACCGCTAAGTCGCCCTCATCTGAGGCTATGGCGATTGCCGGTTGCAGACTCTCCGCGTCATTGACGCTGTTTAGGATCCGATCAAATTTGCCGTCTAGTTCAGGGGCGTACTCGTAGATATTCTCGAACACTTGGTTCGCTATGTCAAGGGGGTCTTGCTGACTCGTTACCCCGGACGAGTTCATCCAGTTACACCAGCCGATAATTTCCTTCAGTGCCTGGGCCATGGCGAAGGAACGGTCTTCGACCGGATCGCCTTCAAGCATCGCCTGGACTGATCTGCTAAGGAGTCTGGTTAGGTCTACCCCCGTCTGGGACACATCAGCTTTCAACGCGGCTTCAGCGTCCCTTTGTGAGGCGTCAGCTTTAGGGGAATTTAAATAAGCTACGTAGGCTTCGTCAATTTTATGCGCCGGGATAAACTTTTCGCTTTTATATATGACTTCAGTCCCTTCTTTTGCGCCGTAAAAAAGGTTAGGAACTTGTGTAGCTCTTATGTCTGATCCCGGTATTTGCTGGGATATGTTACGCGTAAGCCATTGGTAAAATTGAGTGTCTAGGATCGGTTTCTCTAAACCAAAAACCAATCGAAAACGCGGCCAGTTTTCTGTATGACTTGGTGAGTAATACGCAAAACTTAAGTATTTTTGACACACCTCAAGAGCAAGAGCTTCTTCCTCCGTTAACTCCTGCTTTTGAATTTTATTCCCATCTACGTCTTTGTTATCAGCTTGATTGTCTACGTCAACGATTATTAACCCAGCGTGGATACAACCAGTTTCATTTCTTGTTCTTTTTCCGTCTACTAGATGCCAGGCGCACAGACCATACCCCTTTAAAGTATCATCAACTATATTTTCTATATTCCCTTCTAAGGCTTCCCAGTTTTCGTTAAACGCCTTGAAGTTTCCGCCTGCAGCTATCTTCCCGGTAGCCTTATTTACAAATTTAAGGACTGCCTGGTTCCGGCTGTACTGAAACTTCATGAGGGTCTCCTGTCCCGCCATTTTGCCACGGGTGCTCAGGCTTGGCGACAAAAGAAAGCCTTAAGCTGCTGAGTGTAGATTGTAAAACTTCTTTAGTATTTCTAGCCACATAACTTCGTGTTTTTCGACATCTTTTTTCCCAAAAGTGAATACCTGCACGGAGAACTCAGGTATAGAAGTTGACACAATAATCTGTGTCTTATCTATATTTATTCCTAGACATTCTTCTGCCGCTAATTTATACGCAGCGAGTTGCAGTTGTGTTTTCTTTAGTTTAAACACTCCAGAAATAAGGGCCTTTCGTAAATTGTCGTTAATGTCAGCTCCCGCTTTCGGGAACTTAAAACTATAAGGGCCTACAGAAGTCTTAAAGTCCCCTAGTATAGTTTCTCCGTTTTCATCTACGTAAATAATGTCACAGCATCCAGCATATCCGTGACCTGTTTTTTCGTTATAATAGTGTATTCGACCTACTCCATCTTCCCCTACGTACTTAGACCACTGGGGTTGATTGTAAGGTTTTTCCGACCAGAGAACTTTACCGTTCCCTAAAAGCTCCTCCAGTTTCTCTGGCATTCCGTCCCAATAGGGCCGATATTCATTCGGAGGAGATACAGGTAAACCTCTAATCCAATTTTCTGTAGCAGCGTGGATCCATGTCCCCCGTTCTGCAGCTTTGTCAGCTACACCGGGATTTAGTGCATTCCACGCTGCCAACTTTTGTTGGGTTTCGCCGGACTGTGTTGCGGATAAAACACTTGTTACGGAAGGGAGAGGTTTAGGAACTCCTGCGCAGTTGTAGTGCCTTAGACCGTTTACAGTTAATCGTGTTTGGGACACAATAATTGTGCCGAATTAGACCGATCCTAGCGCCTAATCTTTAGAAAGTCATTGAAGGAAATTTTGTAGGGGGTTCATCTTCATCCTCATCATCTTCCTCTGTATCTTCTTCGTCATCTTCATCATCTAAGAAAAATTCTGATTTCTGATATTCGAACTCCTTGCTTCGTTCATTCAGATCTTCGGATAAGCACATTCCTGCGCAATAGCTCTCCATTACAATCTCTGCGCAGTCAACCGCACTGCGAGCCTCCCCCTCAGGGGAGACACATTCTTGTAGCAGTTGATTAGAAATAAGCAGAGAGCATATTTTGTCAAGCTTTGCGTTCGTAGCTACTAGCTGATCTAGGATATTTTTTTGAAACCGCTCTAGTTTCTGTGCGCGTGTTGTCATTCTGTGAGAGGAGGTAGAGGGTCAACTCGGTCCCAATCTAAGCCGAATGTTATTTGAGTGCCATCCCGCCAGTTTTCTGGTCTTTGGAACACAAACCAACAGCTTGTTACAGAGTCCTTGGCAGATCCTATAGCCCTGTAGTTGGGGCGTGGGTTTAGAACGATCATGTTTGAGATCTTGTTCTTCAGCAAGAAAGTCTTTCTACGACTAACGGGCTCGATGAAGGATAAGCGATCTAGAACAGCTATACCTTGAGTAGCTATCTGCATACCATACTCTAATATATACTCACTGTATTGATTTTGACCCATTGTGCACGCTATGACCCAATCGTAGTTTTTCTTTTTTTCGGACACCCACCAGATGGGGTTCGTGATGTTGTCTTCGTCTGTGTTGGTAGTGACCGAAAAATTGTGAGATCGAAGATGATCACTGAGAATTCCTAAAGGATCATGGGGAACTAAGACTGTTCCGGTTATGTAGCTGTGCTTGACCAGAGCGTGTGTCACACCCTTAGGGATTGTGTAAAACTCAGTCAAAACTAAAGTTTTTGTTTGGGTTCGATGAGCTTAGCCCGAATTCCGTGGCGCGTCTATCTGATTGGAGGTATCGTGATCATGTACGTCCTAAAGAATATGTTAAATCTTGCATGGACAACTCCTGAGCAGGACTTCCAGCACCACGCGATCATGCGGGACGCGGACAAGCTTGATAAGGAGCAGCTTTTAGAGATCTTTGGCGCTGTTCATAAACAGTATCAATTACGTAGTCATCTTTTTTCAAAATTAATTCGTTGGTGTGCCAGAAACCAAGTTATTCTCCCGCCTTTGTCCGAGCTACTAGAACCCAATGATTCCTCCCATCCTTTGGAATCAGAACGAAACCTATCCGACTGAGGTATTTAGACATAACCTCTTTTCGTGTCTGAGCGTGGTATGTAATTATTGAAGCCGCTGGATTCTCTTCTATAAAATCTTTAATGAAGCTTAGACATAATCTTAAACAAGATAATCCCATCTTGATTTTATTACTTTCTACTTTTTTATAGCGTTTATTTTTTCTGGCGTTAAACCAATCGTTTATTGCTCTTCTGGATTTATTTACTGCAAGAGAGAGCAGCCACACATCTTCTTGCAGCTCTTCAAAAAATACTACGCATCTGTGACTTTTAACTTTTCCTGCTTTTGTTTTTTTACGCATAAAAAAGGTGGGCCGAAGCCCACCCACTCTAGTCTCCTCTCACCTTCAGAATTCTATCCCAAGTGCCTTCGCTTGGTCTTCCGTTAGCTGAACCGCTTTTTTAGGTTGCGGACTCTCCTCATAAGTTTCAGAAACGTCAGATACAGCAGCAGACTTGAGAGATTTAACAGGAGCAGGACTAGAAGGTAGGCTCTTATCGCCAACTGCTGGACGCGTTGCCGCAAACTCGGCTTTGATCTGCGCATGGTCTGCGCCAAGTGGTAGTTCAACCAGATCCGATCCAGGAATGTGAGATTTGAGCGCCGATGAGATGAAGCTAGCGCCTTTGTCCTTGATCCAAACATCGATGTCTTCAATGAGTTTTTTCTCTTCGTCATTAGCCGTGGGGCGATCAGCGAACTCAAGAGCGTTGAAATTAATCTTTGCTCCGTCTGCTCCCGTCACAGGATCACGTTCGTTGAAGCTACGGGTGACAAATTTTGTGGTCGTCACCACGGAGGCACAGTTAATTCGGTTGTTATAAAGAGTTTGGAAGTAAGCGATGAAATTTTTCTGTGATGACTTCCCCGAGATCATGGAAGTTGTTACACACCGAGGGGGCAGCAACCTGTGGTTTGGGGAGACACCGATGTACGCAATTCGGAGAAACTCTTCTTGATTCCTCATACCGAGGTTTCCGAAGTAAGGCGTGAATCCCAGGAGCACAAACTCAATCGGGATGCCGTTATCGTTTCTGTCTACGATTGCGCTATCTGGGTCAACGTCAGACTTCCAGCGTCGGGCTTGTAGATCAATGCGAAGCGTGTGCGGAGGAACATTACACAGAATTTCGTCTGCGGAAAACTGGCCAGCAATAAACACCATTGTTCAGAAATCAGAGGGAAAAGTCGATCGAACCGATAGCAGCCGCAGCTACTTTACCTTTTTCAGGATCAGCAGCTTTTTTAGGTGTTACCTTCGTTGTTTTAGGCAGGTAGAGGATTTTGTCAACGTTGTAGTTAAGGTACATTTTTTCGTCTTTTTCGCTTGTTGAGACTTTGCCCACAGCGATAGTAGGTGTGCCAGGAGCAAGTTCAGAAAGTTGTTTTGACAGTTCTGCCCATGCTGTTAACTTAAACCAAGCCGTCTCTGAGTTTTCCGTCTGCCACGCAATCGAGCGATTCGTCACCGTGGTGTCCGACAGTTCAACTTCGTCTGCTTTGGGACCGAGGCCACCGCTTGCTACAAAGAGATTTACGGCAAGCAAGTCATCGAAGTTTTCGCTAGTCACCACAAGCATTGCCTGCATTTGCAGAACGCCATCAGGTGTCGGACGTGTGGGACCAATCGCAAGCACAGTCTGATCAGGCTCCAAACCTTTGATCAGCTTTCCTACGTAGTGGTTTTTATCTTGCAGAAGTTGGACCTTTGTGGGGACCCTTTTATCGTTTGATGGAAGGGACTCAGCAAGGACGTTAATGACGCCCTCGTTTTCCTCAGCTGTCGATGTGATCCGAAGACCTAGGACAAAGACGTTCATCTTTTAAGTTTCTGTAAACGGTTGATCGGTGGACTTTAAATGCCTTAGCGACCTGCGGAACGCTTGCGCCTTGGCTTTGGTAGGCTACTAGCAAACGGCGGTCGCCGGTACTCAATTTCGAATTTTTTCCTAAAACGTAGTTGTAGTGGTACGGGTTTATACATGATTTACACGAGCATGTCATTCTTACAGGATTGTCTACAGGTATATCTAAGTATTTTAAAATAACTTGTTTTACAAAAAACCTTTTTTTAAAGGCGTAAAGACACGGGCTGTTATTGCACCGCGTATCCCACGTAGAACATGTATCGTGAGTAAACTCGTTAAACGCGAGTTGTCTAAATAGGTGGGATAAAGCGCAGGTCTTTACGTCACCGTATTTGAGGTGAAACTCTTCTGCCGACAAAGCTCGACATATATCTTGAGCTTGAGCCTGCGCGTGGACACTTTCGTTTGCCCATATCGACAAACTAAGTTTGGCCGAACTTTTTGAGAGTTCGAGCTTATATGTATTTAAATCCACGCAGGAATTTATTTCCGTCCCATCATTTGATACTCAGGGGATGCCTTGAATCCTGCAATCAGAGACCCCCATTCCTCTGTAGATAGACCTTTATCCGCAAATACAGGGTTTGCTGTCCAACTGGCGGTTTCGCTTTCGCTAGGTGTTCTACCCAATTGAGTTTGGTATAAGTATTTAACAGCCTCTTCCGGTGTCTGCGGAGAAGCGTTTGTCGGGGTAAATTCCCTATTTAAAAATAAACTTCTTCCTGTATCTTTAGGTGTGCTAGCTGGCACCATTTCGCTTAAACCTTTGTACTCAGGGCTCTCTTGGAAAGCACCGCGTAAGGAATCCCATTCTTGCGCTGACAACCCTTTATCTGCGAACTCTTGGCGACCCGCCCAGCTTTGGGTTTCCTCTTTAGTCGGCGTGCGACCTAACTGAGTTTCGTAGAGATAACCGATTGCTTCGTCTACCGTTTGGGGATTTGCTACTCTCGGGGTAAAACTTTTTAAAGTACGCTTTTCGACAAGCGCAGGGGGTTGAGCTTTAGGTGTTTCAGGGGCCTTAGTCGTTCCTGATTCTTTGGGGAAAAGCTCGTCTAACCACGCAGGACGTTCTATTTTTATAGTGGTCGGTGTAGCCGTTGTGGGCGCAGAAGTCGGTGCCGCTGCTCCGGGAACCGCTCCTGCTGCCGCGCCTCCTGCTGCCGCTCCGCCTGCAGCTTGCTGAGCTTGTCTAAATGCGATTTCCGGAGTTACTGACTGCGGTGACCGCCCTAACCGACCACCCCGCGATGACTTCGGAGAGAAGGATAAGTTTACCTCGGGGAAGTAAGTCGCTAATACAGATTCTGATTTTGTACCGTCATCTTTTTGGTCGACTACGGTAGGGAAATCAAATTCCTGCCCAGCAAAGCGAATTCTACGAGCCACGAGATTTTTGACGCCTTTCCTTGATTATAGGTTACTCGACCGCTCATGCCGTTTTTTCGAAAAATCTGATAAGTGAGTGACCTTTTTTAATAACGTTATCTAAAACTTTTAAATCTAATGAGGCTTCTTCATATGATCGGTACCGTTTAGCTTTATCTTTGTTGTCTTCGTATTTAACAACTTTCTTTTCTGTCTTATTTAAAGTCTCGCTTACAAAAGAACCGCTTGGCCCCATTAGAAGCCAAACCTCTCGAAATTTAAGCTTCGTAGGCCCGTAGCCCATTTCGGCTAAGGTGTAAAGTTTAGTTATTTTCGCTATTGTAGTTGTATTTTTAACTACTGACGAGTTTTGTAATTTCTTTGTTTTTGTACTGATACCTTTTTCTTTCTTTAGTTTGCGAGCGGCATTCGCTGCTTTGAGAGGAGAATCAAAAAACTCAGCTGTGAAATAAAGTGTCTCTCCGTTAGATACCACTCCTAAACAACCGCTCGGAGTCTTGAGAGCGTAAATGTTTTTATCTTTACTTAGCTCTAGCTTAAGCAAGGTCGTCGTAGGGTTCGCTGACTCTGAGCTTAGCCCCTTCCAGCTTTTTTGGTTGCCGTGGGCTCGAACTCTTCCTTTAAGCCAAAAGTTATTTATCTGCCCATGAGTCTCCAATATTAGCGTCTGCTGCTGATGGCACAGTTTTTAACACTGTTTCTGCTGCTTCTTTCATTGTCGTTTCAAGCAGTGCTTTGTACTCCTCTGCTTTATCTTCTTTTACTTCCAACACAATTTCGTCGTGCACGCACGCAACTAAGTAAGCTTCGTCATTTAAGTGTTCACTTAGATTAGCTATGGCTATCTTAAGAATATCTGCCCCAGAGCCTTGTATAAGTGAATTAGCACTGCACATCATTGTGGCATCGTCATAGCTAAGTAAACGCCGCCTTCCACACGCTGTACGTACGTAAGCCCAGCCGTCTGCGACTAACGAAGCTCGCTCTTTATGCCAACCCCTGAGGCGCGGATACGCAGCGTGGAATGAGGTATGCGCCACCTTAGCTTCAGAAAGGCTTAGTAGTCGTCCACTTTGTGCTGCGTACGTTTTGTATTTTCTGTACCCCATTCCGTACAAGAGAGCAAAATTTAGTGTCTTACCGTCCTGTCTCTCTTCCTTGGTGACTTCAGTAATATCCTTTTTGTAGATTAAACTTGCTGTCATTGTGTGTAAATCTATATCTTCGATAAACGCTTTTTTCATCTGCGGAATGTCGACAAGCTCAGCCCCTAATCTCAGCTCTATCTGAGCCCAGTCACAGATAACGAGTTTATATCCCGGCGTGGCAATGAAGCACTCTCGGAAGTCTTTAGATCTCGGGACTTGTTGGATATTTACTCCGTAAGTAGTTTTTTGCTTACTTTTTGCTGTTTTCGGTGCTCCGCTACTCGTAAACCTACCCGAGTTTGCCCCTGCCTGATTGTAACCAGAGTGAAGTCTATGTGATACAGGGTTTACGTTACTAATTAGTTTGTCGACGTGCTCTAAACGAGTTTCTATTTTTGCTCGCTCTCTATAGAGCATTAACGTTTTGTCGTCGCTATCAAACTCCGATAGAGCTACCTGATTGAGGGTGTATTTTTCTGTGTTCTGATCTTTAGGTAACTCCACACCGCAAGCTAAAAACGCTTGTATTAACTGTGCTTGACTGCTTGGATTAAATTCTTTGATCCTCTTTTTTCCAATAGCAAGTTCACCTGAGTCTGTGCGAGGCAGTTTCCTATCATCAGGCAAACGACTGTCTAGTTCTTTTACAAAAAAATCGGTCTTGCTATCGAGATCTTCCTGTATCTTTATCTTTAGTTCTTTAAGTTTTTTGATATCTACACTAAATCCCCTGCGACACATTTGAGCTACGGGCCTGATGCACTTGCTTTCAATGGAGTAAATGCCCAAAAGATTTTCTTCTTTTAACTCTTCGAGCTGCTGTTTTGCGATCAGTGGTAGTACTTTTACGTCTTTGGCTGCGTAAGTTAACTGAGATTCGCTGAGAACATCTGCTCCCCAGTCGCTTGTTTGCTCCTCCTTAGACATTTCTAAGTCAAGCCTGCGCTGAGCCACAGCTTTTAGACCGCATGAAACGTCAGCGAAATAAGGCTTTTTAGTTTTAGGAGCTACCCTCTTTTCTTTGAATCCCGCTCGTAAAACTCTTTCAGCGATATAAGTACAGAATATATTATTTCTAAAGTTACACCCTATGGACGACAGAAACTGTAGATCGAAGTTTGCGTTGTGTGCGACTAATGTCTTACGGCTTTCTATAAATCTGCTAACGGGAGAGATGTCATTAATATTAAAAGCGTCGAATACGTAAACCGGTGTGGCGAGATCATCCACCGATGCGGAACAAATTTGAATGAGACGAAGTTTGGATACCCAACTATCTAACCCTGTTGTTTCTGTATCTACAACGATACTTTTAAACTGCTCTAAGTAGTCTAAAGCTCCCTTAACTTTTGCATCACTGTCAATTAAAACAAAATCCATGTTCGTTAGGGAAATAAATGCCGCCTTTTCCTTACGGAGCGGGCGGCGTTTTCAAAAGCTTAGCTTACGTATTCAGCTAGCTTGCTGGGATTGGAAGGCTTTGTACACGTAGTTGTCGATATCCCCCCACACTGAAAGCAGTTGACGGCCTCGTTCGGTAGGACGAACTTTGTAGTACATCCTCCGCGTGCTGTTCACGCTTGCTGACGGGTTCTCTACGTAGGGGGCTCCCACCGAGACTAATTTTACTTTGTCTACAAGACCTTGAGATTGGCAGTACAAAAGCCCCTCCCTTAAAGCGATGTAAATAGGGGACACATGGAACGTGTGCTTACGATCGATACCGCTACTCAGAACGATCGGATCCAACTTCCCTTGTTTAAATTCAAACCCTTTAAAGAACTTAGAGTTTCTGAGAGCTGGGTGAGCGTTCCACATTTCGTTAGCGACGTTTACAGCCACCTGCCTCAGAGTTACTGATTCTGTCTGCTTAAGAGCTTTAAGAAGCATCGATACTCCGGTGCTGCAGTAGGAGGAGTTTGTATTTAGATGCTCGATAATATCTTCTAACGGAAGATAACTGGGGTGTACTTGCGCAACCGCTTTCTTCTTATAAGAAACAATCTTTGGTGTATCGACAACTTTCACCGTGGGGGAAGTCTGTGCTTTAGAAACTGATACTTTCCAAGCTAAAGAGGCGAGGGCTTGATTCTTTTGCTTAATTGACAGATCAAATAGAGTCTGAGCGTTCAGTTCGTTGACATTGATAATGGTGTCCAAGGGAATCAATTTTACAGCGTCCCCTTGTGATGCCATCGTCGTAATCAGCATCATCGCTTCTGTCGGTTCCAAGACCGCACCGCCCAGTTCGAATTTGAAAGCCATGTCAAAGGATGTGTTTGGCTTGCTTACCCTAGAAAAGAAAGGCTGGGATGCAAAGGCAAGTATGCCTTTATAATTATTTCTTAAGCTTTCCGTTGTTTGACGCGGATGTCCCCCGGAAGACAATTGGCACGTTTCTGCACCAACTTATTACATCCTGAAATAAAGCTTCACTAATCTCGTCGTATTCTTTAGCTGTCTGCTTTAAGTGTTTTTTAAGCGTGTCTATGTCGTCTGTTCCATACCAGTGTATTAAATAGTTATTCATAGTTAAAGCAACGTCATATAGGACTCCAGTTGGAAACCCATCGTCATCTTTCTCAGTTCTTATTATTGAGAACAACAGGTTATCTTTAAAATATTCGATACGACAATTTCTATAGTTGAACCAACTCTTGGGGAAGTAATAAGGTAACTCGAAGGTTGTATATACGCAGCGTGTTATCCAATTGTTTAATTTATCATCTGCGTCGCAATCATCTGCTGTTGAGTAGTTTAGTTGAACTTCAAATAAATCTGTTTGTATTCTCCTAAGGGTGTTGGATGACTTCTGACCACACTGGCTGTCCATTAATTCTTCCTGTGCAGACATAAAGAATGTTTGTCTCTGTGTTCAGAAAAAAGTGGCCTATTGGAACAGAGGTCTTTACAGTTTCTAATGTGTGCTTGCGTTCATTGTACTCTGTTTCGATCTCCTTAATCCGATTTTCTGGACAGCCCTCCATCGTCACCGGAGACACCTCTGTATGACATCTATAGTGCCGTCAGTATTATAGATATTGACTGCGTATACTTCATCGCTAAATTTTTTACAGATATCTGGTACGGAAGTGTTAATACAAACAGTACTCCATTGAATTCCTTTCTCGCTTTTTAGCTTATTAAGTCTGTTAATAAAATTCTGGTTTACTTCGCTGTTACCATCTGTTATCATGAGCACGTCTGCTCTATCGTCCTTACAAGCTTTGTCCACAGCGTGGGCCAAAACAGCATTAAAACTGGTGCCACCCCCTAAAGTCCAGCTACCAACGAAGTCAATTAATTTACTGTTCTCCGTTCTATCCCTTGATAGCGTTACTGAACCGTCTATCCGCGTGTCGAATAAATGAATCTGAACTTCACGCTTGTCCTTTAAAGCTTCTTCCGCAATTACAAACGCGATAGCTTTGCTCCACGTCTCAGCCTCACCCCCCATTGACCCTGAAACGTCAACGTACATGATGATTGGACCCTTACCGATGTCCTTACGGGAGGAGGTATAGTCCTTTGTCAGCAGGGTTTTGTAGGAGTACTTAAGGGCAAACAGAGCCTTCCCCTCTTCGGACGCAGCAAGGCTTAGTTCCGTGGGGAAAGCCTGGACGATGTTGTTGTCGAACTTAGCTCCAGTAATTGATTCGTAATTATCTCTTACCTTCCGGGCTTTTTTCCTTTCCTGCCAGATTTTACGGAGAGCCCCTAGTTTTTTTGCTAGATTTTTTAGCTCCTTGTTTTTGGATAATTTATTTGCTAGGTCTCTTTTGCTTTTAAGGTCCTGCCTGTGGGAACCTATTCCGGGCTGAGAGCCGAACAAAGCACTCATCTCACTCTCAGTATTTTTGGAATCTTCATTTGCTTTATCTACAATACTATTTGATTGCGCTTGTATAATCGTCTTAGCTTTACCCATTGCCTCGATTATCTTCTGGCCTAGTTCTTTTCCTTCTTTCCTAATAGCGTCAGCTTTATCTTGGTTTCCTTCGTCTATCGCTTTTTTATACTCCTCCCTAAGCTCCTGAAGTTTATCCGCTGATGCTACGAGAAGATCAACGTCAAACTGATTTTGTTCAATAGCTTCTTCGATAACTTTCGAGAGATCGTTGAGTATGTTTATTGCGTTGTTGCCGGCTTTAAATTGATCCCCCACGCAATGGCGAAGGAGTTCATTCCACCCCGCCGTCTGTGTCAGGTCCTCCATGATTGCGTACCATATCCCGTTTTCGGGTTTGTATCCCTCAGGCATCGCTGTAGTATCTCCGTCGCAAACTTTTCGAAAGTACTCTTCGAAAGAGTTCAAGGATACAAGCCACTTAACATCGTCTCCGTTATAGAGACGTTCGAATATTTCTTTACCGAACCTAGATAGCTGACGAATACTGTAGTGCTCTGTCAGATACGTAACGAGTGGGCGAGAGTCGCGGATAAAATCCTGCCAAAGGAAATCGGCTAAAGCCGAGCAGTAGAGAGTAAGAGGGTCGTCGCTAGAAAGACGAACGCCCTCCGTGGATTTAATCGGTTCCATTTAAGTGTTTTTAGTTAGAGATTTCGCTGATTGCTTGGGCCAGAGTGTCGCAATGTGCTTGCAGATTTCGCTGCAGTTTTACTCCTGTTGATCGAGTTGTGATGTTCATTCTGAAACGAGTACCATCCAAGATTTCCCCCACTTTGTCACGGACTAATTGCATATCCTTATGGTACTTGCGCAGTAAGACCACGTAAGCGTTTAGATCCTCCAGCCCCCTGGCTTTTTGCTTGTGGGCGTTACTGGCGTATTCCGACATTATTCCTGCAGCGGCTCGCTTAGCGTCATTAAACACACGATCAGCCGTAGGGATTTCTTGCTCTAAAACTTCGTTAATTGTGTTTTGATCGTCTGGTGTTTGATACACAATGTGCACAATACTATTATGCAGATGTTCAGGGTACAGTTCGTCATCACCTTGAACGATTGCCCACGCCTTCAAAAATTTAAGGATTTGTACGCGCCTTCGATCACTGACGGATATGTTTCGGCTTGCCAGCGCATCCCAGACATTACTAAATCGATCTAGGAATTCCTCAGATACCTGAAGTTCCGCAGCTAAATCTTGAAGTTGATTGAGTTCGTTCAAGGTAAGGTGAACATCCACTTTGGGCCTCTCGCTCATACCAAGAGCCCACTCATCAAGCTTGCGCTTTGATGTTGGTTTCTTTAAGAAATTAACCGTGGGCCTAAAAAGAAATCTATCGGCAAAAGCTTGCAACGATTCTTCGTCTGGCCAACTGTTTGTTGCGGCAACGATTGACTGAATAGGTGTTTCGATAACATCCTTACCGTTGTTAAATGTCCTTTCGTTTAAGAGCGTAAGAAGTGAATTAAGGATCGCGGAGCTACCTCGGAATAGCTCATCTAAAAATCCGATGTGTGCACTTGGGAGATAACCATCAACGTCTCGGGTATATTCATCCTTTAGAAGTTTCGTCACTGCAACCGGACCAAACACTTCAGATGGATCTGTTGTGGGCGTTAAAAGATATCCGAAGTAATTTGTGTTCTCTATACCCTTACACATGCTACGAACCAAATCAGACTTCCCTGTCCCCGGAGCCCCGAGTAAAAAAGCGTTTTGTCTGCTGATTAAAGATGCTAGTAGTCCGTCGATTACGGACTCACGCTCCAAATTTGCAGCGTTGAGGGCACCTCTAAAGTTTTGAAGTTTTGAGAAAAGAGAATCGCTGATCATTGTCGTAATGATGATGTTTGCTGTTGCTTACTATTTGTTGATCGGACTAAGGAAGCGGCGGTGAACTATCTGGCGATCCCGGAGGGTTGACCAGCCCGCAACGGCCCCAGTAACCGCTTTGCGCTAGTGGGTTTTGCCAGCGCCTATCGAATGCGGGATAGCGCGTGTCTGCATTAACCCAGCGGAAACTGCCGATCTTGCCGGCGTGGCTGCAGACATAGATAAACGGAAACTCGGTCATCGGAGTTGATCGGACTACTGGATCTGGATCGGCGTGAAAGACAGCTCAAACCACTCACCATCGGTGTTGCAGTACAGCAAGCGGGGCGGCGTTGACTGCTGCCAGAACAGTTGGTTTCGGCAGTTCGTCTCGGTTTCCCAAGGTGGCATTGGACCGCGACGTAGCTTGAAAACTCCGCCATCAGACATGCTTGGGTGGTTAAGACCGATGCCCTTGGCACCGTCAAAGCCTGCTTCTTGTGGGTTCATAGGGCTTCAAGCTCGTCAGCAATTCTGAGCAGCTCATAGCGGATGCCGTAGCTCTCAAGTTTTTCTGGCACCACCTGATCCGCAGCAGCGCGAAGGGCGGCGGCAGTAATCCATCGAGAATCATTGAGCACGTCATCCGGGCCATAGCAGCAAGCGCCATTGGCAGCAGCCAGTACGGCCTGAGCAGCGGGTGAAAGTTGTTGAGTCATTAGTTGATCGGACTACTTGCCCCAGCGGGCGAGAACGGCGCGGGCAAAATCAATCTCTGGTTCTCCACTCCAGCTTCGCTCAACCTCCCTTAACAGCTCATTAAGCTCCTCATCCGTTGGTATCTCCGGGACAGGTTCGGCCAGGGCGGCTGCGTTTAAGAAGCGATCTGCTCGTTCACGCTGGTACTCGATCTCTTGAAACGCCCAGGTCATTGCATCGACCAGCTCATCCTTAGCGAGATCAGTAATCGGCCTGCCCCTGTAGACGAGAACAGTGTCAGTCATGAGAAATAGAAGTGAGATGGTCTACTGGGTTTCAAGCTCATCAGCAATGGTAATAAGGTGCTCAACGCGCACAACACACACTTTGCCCTCGTGTGGGTCGTAAAGGTTTTCACTCTGATCCGCAGCAGCGCGAAGGGCGGCGGCAAGACAGCCTTGGCCTGTGTGGCTGGAACGGAAGGCGTCCAGCACTGCTTGTGTAGCGGGTGAGAGTTCAGACATAGAAGTGATGTTGTCTAATCGGGCAGGGATTCAAGAGCGCGGCGGATTTGGGACAGGTCGCATCCCAGGCCGTGCATACCCAGATCTGCATTGAGCGTATCTAGCTGCAGTAGCGCCTTTTCCTTCAAGCTCGGCGGCTTGGGGCGTCTGGCGGCGCGAAGATCTTCCACAGCCTCGTGTTCGTATTTGAACCACGGTTCGCTGACCAGCCACTCACAGCACGCCTCCAGCTCCTGGTCGGCGCCCCATTGAGCGGCGCGGGTCATCAGCCAGTCTTCGCGGGCAATGCCACCGTCGCGGCAACGCGGAGCCTGCTCTCGCCACTGCTGCACCAGCTCCGGCGGTGGGGTGATGGGGTGTTCGTGTGTCATGGGTGATTAGTGGTAATGACTACTCGGCTTCTGGTTCGTAAGGCTGCGGCACTACGGCGTGCATCGCGTCGAGCAACATCTTTTCGTGCTGCCCGTAGCCCCACTGGGCAGCGCACCTAGCGACGTACATCTCCTCGGGGCTCACTTCGCCAAGATCGCCGCCGTAATACTCCAGCAGCCACTGGCGCACTAGCTCCGGCGGTGGGGTGATGGGGTGGTCAGTCATCGAGTTGCTCCAGTGCGCGGCGGATGGGTTCGGCCATTGCTATTGCTCCCTCCGTGGGGATAAGAGCAATCAAGCGTTTAAGCTCTGCTTGAGCCTGCTCCTTCAAGCTCGGCGGCTTGGGGCGGCGATAGTTATAGAACTCGGTTACATCCTCTTCTTCCCATGCAGCGCACTGTTTGAGGTAGTTGCCACAAGCCAAAAGCTCCTGGTCGGCACCCCATTGGGCGGCTTGAGTAGCAATGTGGCGCTCGTAGGCATTGTTGACGGCAGCGTTCGCAGGGGCAGACCTTCTCCACTGCTGCACTAGCTCCGGCGGTGGGGTGATGGGATGTTGTTGTTGTGTCATGGGTACATCTCCATTGCTTGATCAATCAGATCATCAAAGTGCTCAATGCCGTTAAAGCCTGTTCCATTGACATCAAGCTGATGAGATGGATAGTACTTTTCACCTGTATCTGTTTTAGTCCACGGAGGGCCGTAAATTTTGTTGGTACGAATCGCTAGATTTTTTTGCGCTTTTATCCAGCGGTAACGAGCTGCGTCTTGTGCGTCGGTGTTATCCATTGGGTGATTAGTGGTAATGACTACTGGGCTTCAAGCTGCTCTGCGGTCAACGCATCCAATTCGTCGGCAACAGCGTAAATGTCATCAACATCAATCACCAAGCTGTACCAGCCTTCGCCGGTCGCTTCGTAGGCATTTCCACCGACTAAGCCGCGAAGTGCAGCGGCGATTAACGGAGCCATCTCAAGAGCAAATCCCGGCAACCCTTCAGGCGGGACGTCGTACCGCTTCAACGTCACCGCCGTCAAAACCTCTTTCGTTTCTGGTGATAGTTCTTTCATGGTGGTAGTGAGGTGGACTAATCGGGCAGGGATTCAAGAGCGCGGCGGATAATTTCCACATCGTATTCTTCATCTTCTGCCGAATCGTGTCCATCCGTGTTCATAAACCTGAGCCAAGCTTGTTTAGCTTGGTCCTTAAGGCTTGCAGACTTAGGGCGGCGGAAAAAGCGAAGATCGGGAATTTTGCGCATACTTAAAGGTTGGCTTGCCAGCCACTCACAGCAAGCCTCCAGCTCCTGATCAGCGCCCCAGCGGGCGGCTTGGGTGGCGACATAAAACTCCCGGCTAAACGGATCAGTTAAGGGGCAATCGCAGGACCACTCTTGCGTTAGCTCAGGCGGCGGAGTAATTGGGTGTTCTTGAGTCATTGTTGAACCTCGTAGTGTGTAGAACTTACGAACCCATCGCCAGTTGTAAATGAGCGGCCAAGATGTGCTTACAGCAGGGCTCCTGACCGCGCTCCATCATGAAGTGGGCATCAGTGCAAGTGCAGCTCCACTTTCCTTCAATGCCCTTTGCATAGGCACCAGTGCGGATGACGGTGTGGGCGTCAGTGTTGGTGGTGGGATCAAACACCATCCACACATTGTTGGCGATATATCGGGCATGACAAGCTTGAGCACGAGCCATGCGCTGCTTGGCTTCCCAGGAATCAAACACCTTCCGGCTCATGAAGCGAGGGCCGCGCTCGGTGCGGATGACCACGCAGTGCTGCAGCACATTGAGCACTGTGATGCCAAGGGCCTCTTGGGCCTTCTTGGTGACGCGGTGATGGGCAGTTGTTGTCATGGTATTCCAGGGGGGTGCCCTCGCGGGCGGAATGGTAAGGCGATGAAGGAGTGAACGACGAGCGAACGTCGTGACTGAATGAATCGCCTGTGCCTAGGACTATAGGGTATGAAAAAGGCCCCGTCAAGCGGGGCCTTGAACATTCCGCGAGCAAGCTATCACGGCTTAAGCGGCTCCACGGGAAAGCCGTTGGCAATGCGGCAATACCGTTCAGGATGGAGCTTCTGGCACTTCGCCAAACCTTGGTGGTTTGGCTGCACTTGTGGAGCTGCAAACACGGCAAATGCACCTAGGCCAAAGACGGTGAGCAGCAGGCTCAGAGAAGCAAGACGGTCAAGCATGGTTCCAGGAGGGGGTGAGCTAATCAGGCTCGGGAGATGCAAACGTTGGCTACGCCCTGACCAGGCGAAGCAATGCGTGAGAAGCTGCCGTAGGACAGGTCAAGCACGCGGCCACCAGCGTAAGGACCGCGATCATTGATGGTCACCAGCACGGTTTTCCCATTGTCACGATTCTTTACGCGGACGCGGGAACCTAGTGGCAGCGATGGATGGGCGGCAGTCATGGCGTAGGCATCGAAGCGCTGGCCGCTAGCAGTGCGCTGACCGTGGTAGCCATCACCAATGCCGTAGTGGCTTGCCTGGCCGCATTGAAACGCTGCTGCCTGTGCCTGAGGGGCGATGGCACTGAGCAGCAGGACAGAAGAAAGGAAACAAAGCATCAAGAAGAGGGGGGTAAGTCCAGGAGTCTGCGCCAGTCGCCCAGTCGCAGTCCCACCATTGTGTCCCATCTGCAGGCCTCGCTGCCGGGTTCTTCATATTTGCTACAGGATTCCTAGGGGCGCTCGGTGTGGCAGGTGCTACTATTTCGGAGTGGTTGGTCCTGGAGGTCGAAAGGCTTCCCTCGTCGCAAGGCGAGCCGTAAGGGTGGACGGGCGTGACAGTGTGGGCGCGGTCGTTGCGACCAAGCCAAGGCACGCATGAGCCTCAGGAGCGCGCTGTACCTGCGGTCGAGTTCATCTCCTGCTAAATCGCTTATCGGAAGCCACAAAGAGAAGGAGGGCGCAAGCCCTCCTTTTCTTTTGCTTATACGGAGCTAGCTAGCCTCTATACGAGCGAAGCCGGACCCCGATGAAGCTGTCCCCAGAGCAAGAGCGTGAACGCCTGGCCAGGTGGTTGCGCAATGGTGAGCACTATGAACCACAAGAATATGCTCGCAAACTAAGGAATTCCGACGACTACGATGATTGGGACGTGGGGCTGGAACCAATCCCACGCGATTCCACATGGACAAAAGAAAAGGCCCCTGATGGGGCCGATGATCAAATGGAAACTGACTGACGATATAGCTCCAGGATCTTCTCCTCTTCTTTCTCCTTGAGCTTGGCAAGACGCTTTTCTAGGCGCCTTGCTCGATAGGCCATCTCATCGAAGAATTCAGAAGGCTTCATCATCCACTGCATAAGTTCACGCTGTGACATTCCTTCCATTGTCACACCTCTCCTTGGCCAACTGCCTTGGTGAAGGCTGAAAGGTAGTGCTGCATCATCTCAGGCTTGTCCTGAGCCATGTGCTCAACCACTTCAGCATGTACAGCAGCAGTTTGTCGCACCATGTTGTCCAGGCGAAGCTGAAGATTGTTCAGCTCGTTGATAGCAGTGTCTAGCTCAGGGTATGGGCGAACGTTTGAGCGTTCGCCTTCCATGATGCATAGCGCTGTTTCCAGAGCCTGACAGGCTGATAGCAGCTCGCTGATGCGAAAGATGCCTTCAGCTACAGGCTCGTCAGCAAACATGACGGGCACTGTGTTACCAAGGATGTTCTTGACGAACACGGAAAGGCCACGCTCACTGGCGTGGCCGGACACGGACAAAATGCGAGACATGGTTTCAGGGTCAAACGGTGAGGCTCGCGCCTCGTGCTGGCATTGTGCCGGATCAAAACCAGGGTGTCAAGCCATGACGCACTTTCGCTTGGCGAAGCTCCGTCACCACCCGTGAAGAGGCCTTATTGCTCCGCAGGGGCTGGTCACGCCAGGCGGTGGCCATGCAGTGGTATTCGCCCAGTGGCTCCAGAATGGCGTAGCGATGGGTGCGGTCAAGCAATGCCTGGAAAGCATGCCGGCGAGCCTTGGTGAGAGGGTGCTCTGGCTCTTCCAGTTCCACACGGGCGAAATCTGCGATTTCTGTGAGATCGTCCAGGGTGTCTGCCGTGATAACGAAATAACGATTCCGTTTTGCGGCTTTCGCCCATACGGGATGGGCCAAGGGGCTTTCTTGCCCTTTGGCAAGCACTTCCTCTGCTAGTGCAGGCGGCACGCAAATGAACGCCTTACGGCGATTCACCATTGCCTCACCGTCCGAGGAACCAATAACGAGTTGGGCATATGACTGCTGTCCAGCCCCATTGGGACTGCCCCATGAGTTGGGTGCCTGGCGGAATTGTGTTGGCCCATTCAATGGTGGTTGCGCCAATTTGGATGATGCCTCCTGCATGGGAAATAGTGAAACGAAACGATGGAAAGAGAGTCATTGAAAAGAACCAGACACCTTCAATATGTCTTGCGGGTATTCATGCACCGTAGAGATGCGCTTACGTGGGAATGTGGAAGCAAATAGTTTCCTTACTTCCCATTCGCATGTGGCTGACATGGTGATGGCCTCATCTCTGCTGGTGGTAATGAGGAAGGTGCGCATGGCATTGGGCATTTCAACTG